CAGTAGGCCAATTTTTAAGTTTTTGCCCCGTTTTGGGGCTTTTTTTTGGGGTTTTCCCTTAGTTGTTGTTTTGTAGCAACATATAGGCATAGTCTTCCATTGCATAGACCTTTTCACCATTGGCTGTGTAATGAGTGTATTGACCACGCTGTTCTAGGGCTGTCTTGTGGCTATGGTCTGCATGGCATAGGCTTTGGAATATGTTGGTTAGAAAGGCTTGTTTACCTATATGTTTCCATGGGAACACATGGTCTACATGGGCGGCTTGCTCTATACGACCCCTGCTTAAACACGCCTGACATAATGGCTGTATAGACAGCTGACGTTTGCGTACTGTGCGCCATGCGGGGGTTTGATAGAGGCTATCCTTTTCGGGGGCTGTGTATTCCTTCCCCCCATGCGCGAGGCAATAACTGTTGAGCTTAGACCTTAGTTCAATGCACCCTAACATCGCACATTTTTTATTCGTGGGATAAGTTGGCATGGATGGTGTAGAGTATGTTAGTAGTTGCTAACGATACGCCATGTATAGGTGGGTCAAAGTTATCTAACATTTGCTTACTGAAGGTGTACCAATCACGGGTATAAAAAGGCTGTAATTGTGTACCCCCATTGACTAGGGCGCAGTACAGTAAAAAATGCTTTAAATTGTGTTTTCTGCAATGAAGCATCATGTGACAGCGATAGCACAAATGGTATTTGTCGGTTTTGCCCGCCGCAAAAGGTTGGGAATAATCTTCAGCATGAGCATCAATAATGCCTTCCGTTAACCCGCATGAACAACATTTTTTAGGACGCGACAATGCACTTGATTTCCATTGCTCATTGAGCCACGCTTGAGCTTTGTTTCGCTCATTAGCTGTGTAACCGTTGTAAGACTTCATTTTCTAACCCGTAAATAAGCCACATTACCGGTTTGTTGATATGGTGTGTAGCTATCGCTTACTAGGTCTATTTCTGCTTCTAGACTGTGCAATGCGTTTGTTGCGTTTTTGGTTTTGACGCGACCTTCTAACACCAATTCCCTAACCCCGTATTCGCGCATTGCCGCAAAAAAATCTATACCCCATTCCAAATCATCACCAAACAATTCAGGCAAACAACGCCTTGCGACAATGAATGTAATGTCACGCACATAGAGAGTGTTACGAATTTTGTCCAAGTTGTTGCGGTCTACCCTAATTTGATATACGGGCATATCAACATATATTTGTGCCAAATCTACAGCTTTAAAATCGCTGTCAATGCCCGCCATTACATAACCGCCACGGTTGGCAAGTTGTTGCCCCAATAAGCCGTGACTACAGCACAAATCTAGCCCGCTTCGCCCTTGTACATGGTCAAGAGCCATGTTTGCGATGTTTTTGTGTATGGCCGGAAATATTCCAGTTTTGGAATAAGCAAATATGTACTCAATGGAATTGAACCTCATTTGTCTAGCCTTGTATCAGTTGGTATCCATGCCTTACTGTATTTGTAGTCTTTGATGTTTTTCATCTTAAAGACGCCGTCTTGATACAACAGGTCAATTTCGGCTTTGGTTGCGCCTATGTCTTGGGCCAATTCTTCGGGCAAAACGCCCATATTGTCTATGAGATTTCTAACAATTTCAGACATTCGCACAGCAATATGACTGCCTTTGGCCCTGTTCATGCGGATGGTCACAATCATGGCTTCTGTATCGCTTATGTCCATGACGGCGCATGGCACTTTGCCGCCATAAAGCTCTTTGAGCTTGGCGCTGTCTTGAGCTAGGCGATGCCTGTGAAATCCATCAATGATTGTGCCGCTTTTGGTAATTAGGATAGGTTGCACCCATCCAGTTTTTAAAATGCTTCGTTCTAGCAGTTTGAGTTCAGGGGTAAACACCACATTAGGGTTGTAATCGTTAGCGTTCAATGTGGACGCGACACGCCATTCAATACGGTCAATTGGGTCTTTTAGCATCTTGTATTCTTGTATAGGTGATTAGGTGATGGTAGGTGATTTACAACAGTTTAAATTTCTTGTGTATCTACTTATCTTGTATAGGTGAATAGTAGATTGCACTAGACCTTTTGGGGCAAAATTTCGCGCTTGTAAGCACCACTCATGAACGCATTGAGCAAATGCTTGGCAGGGTAAGCATTGGGAAATTTGATAGCCCGCGTCATTACGCTGTTATACCGTTGGACGGCTTTTTTGTATTGCGTTTCTTCTGTAATGTTTTCTTCTATCCATGCGCGAACACCCTCATAGGATTGGCCATAGCGTTCTTTGATGCCGTCCCTGTCTAGCTCTGCGTAATAACGCTCGTGCGCCAACATTTCAGGAAATATCTCGATGAGCTTGACATACATATCAGGGGCGCTCAATTTGATTTTGTTAAAACGCTTAGAGCTTTCCGCATGGAGTGGTGTAGATACTCGCAACGCTTGGCCCGCCCACATCTGTTGGTCATAGAGCTTGCAATATTCAATGTTACGGTCATAAAAATACCGGAAAACATCATTTTCTTCCCAATCGTAGATGGGTTTGCATAGCTTGACCCTGTCTGTAGATGGCACGGCGTTAATGTAGTTTTCGTTCAGTTTGTTAACGCTTGCCCTAAATCGCATAATAGATTCAGATGATCTAATGCCCGTCAAGAAAGCGACTTTGCCTTTGTAATATTGAGCCGCAAAATCATCCATGCTGTATTGGTCATAGACTACTTTGCTATCCGGTGGTGTAGTTACGGCCCATTCCGGCATTTCACGCACCCATTTGCGGCTTTTGTCCCATTGAATGTAGTTGTAGCAAACGCCTAGAACGTATTTAGTAGATGCTAGGGGAACGGCGAACCACACCATTTTGATCCAAGGTTCATTGCGATACTTGTTTACGAAGTCAATGACTTCCATAGGTATCAATTCTTCATCCCGAAACACCACATTGACCGGTTTGGTAATGCCCCGTTCTTTAAACACTTCTTTGACAAGGTGCAAAACAACCAATGAGTCTTTGCCGCCTGAAAACATAACCGCCAAAGTGTCAAATCCGTCAATAATGTGTGAAATTCGCTGTTTCGCAGCACTCAAGACGTCTTGCTCAATGTATTTTTTAGCGCGTGACATAGCCATTAGCCCTCAAAAATAGCTGAATACGCTCCGCGACTGTTTCCGCATCAGGGTATTGCTCTTTGAGATATTTAACAAATGTGTACCAATCGTTTTGTTGTTCCTCATGGTCAAAAATGATGTTGTATTGAATGGTGAAGTTCAATTCATCGTTTTCCGGCGCGTCTTCCGTTTCCGGTTTGTCACCCTCAAGGTCAGGCAGTTCAAACGAATGAAAACCTATTAGGCTTAAATCAAAATCAACCGCTTTTAAATCCTCAACCTCAAGGGCTAGAAGTTGGTCATCCCATGTTGAATTTAAAGCCAATTTGTTGTCTGCAATGATGTAGGCTTGCTTTTGGGTATCGGACAGATGTTGCAACTCAATGGTTGGCACTTGCTCTAGTTCTAGCTTTAAAGCCGCCAAAACGCGACCATGACCCGCAATAATTCCGTTTTGCCCGTCAAGTAAAACGGGTTGCGTGAACCCAAATTCTTTGATACTTGCCGCAATTTGCCCTACTTGCGCTTCACTATGCGTTCGGGCATTCCTTGCGTAGGGAATAAGGTCAACTGTATTTTTGTATGTTATCTTGAGTTTTGTCATTTGAGGAATCGTAGTTTGTAGGTAGTGCTGTCAATCAATGCCGCAATTTCGTCTGTGATATTTTGCAGTTCGGTATCATCTGGAAACCCAACCGCTTTTCGTAGGGTTGCCACTTCGGTATTCAAATAGCTCATGTAATCTAGTGCATTAGATGGGGGAAGCTCATAATTGGCTGTAAATTTGGTCAAAAGACCGTATTTACCTTGAAATGCCTCAACAAAATCATCTACTAAATCACCTATTCCTGTGTAGTAGACCTCAAGAGCTTTATGTTGCGAGTAGCTTGTCGTGGTTAAGTGCAAAATGTGGCCATTTGTGACGCTGTGCAACAGGCACATAACAAATTGCATCACAGGGTCTTGAGTTTTGGCTTCAATGCTGAATTTCATGGAAAATCCTCAGGGAATGGCACATCGTTTGGCCATAGATTGTAGAGTTTCAATTTTCGCACCGTTTCATGATGTGCCGCAAGCCATATTTGTTTGCGTGATTCTTTGTCTAGCTTGCCGCCTTGGTCAATGTCCATGTGGCATTTATAGCAGAGGCTTGCAATCAAGTTATCACTTGCTTTGATGCCTCGTCCTTTGCCGCCGCCAAAATTCGTGTGAGCCGCAACTACCGTTCCATCATCACGCCCGCAATGTTGACACGGGATTTCCCGCGCATTTTGCAGAAGCTCATTTGACCGGATGTAGCCGTATTTTGGAAACCTCATACTAACTCTACTACATCTTTTATCTTGTTTACTAGATGCGCGTCCGTCAAAACAATCCATTTTTCAAGCTCACTGCGGCTAATGCTTGATTGCTGTAAGTCTGCGTATTCAATTAAGTTACGAAGCGCCGTAATGCCTTGGCCATCTAACCCCATTCGCATTGTAGATTGATAGCGTAGCGCGGCTTTTTTAAGGCTTGCTTGAGCTATTACGCAATACGGCAAAACTTCCGGCCCAACGCCACCGCGAGCCATAGTTTCAGCAAGGTTCAAAACATCACTAAGCTGTTTCCAATCGTGTACCGTTCCGTGACCTCGCGTCATTGAGTCAAGCGCCGCATATTCTTTTAACCTCAATTTATCTAATGCATCTCTTGTAGTAATTGCCGCCCCCGCTATAGCGTGAACTATGGGGTCAACTAAATTCCACATTTTGCGCTTGGTGCGTTTTCTCATGTGTTTGTTATTTTTTTGTACCAACTAATAACTTCATTTTTATCGTAATATCTTTTTTGTAAACTTTTAACTTTGATTTTTGGTGCATTAGGATCATTTCCAAATTTGCTTGAAAGCAAACGATGCGAAATACCTAACATTTCAGCAATTTCAAATAATTGATATTTAGGGCCACCACCATCGCCCTTTTGATAATTTTTTATTCTATAGTCATTCATGGCGCACCAAAATCTGACGGTTGTTTGCGTGATTCAATGTGTTCGCGCAACATCATTGAAGCTTCTATTTCAAGTTCTGATTGTTGCAAATCATTCATGAGGCCAATAACATCAACGCCTTCAAACAGAATTTTTTCAATGCCGTCGTTGTAAACACCGTTTTCGTCAAGTTCATACCTAACAATGACCGTTACGGTTTCACTTCCTTGACCGGTTGTTGTATTAAAAAAATATTCGTAGTCCATAAAGCACCTTTTAAAAAGACCGCCAAAACAGGCGGCATAGGGTAATTATAAGTTTACTTATATGCTATGTCAACATCATTCTGTTGCTTTTATTGACATTCTTTCATTCGCTTGCTCTGTGCGCCAAATATCTGTTTTCATTTGTGCCGCCATAAGCTTCCATTTAACCGATTCTTCTTTTTCAATTGCTACAGCTAGACCTTTGAGCAATGCAACATATTCCGGATTGGCGTAAGCTTCACGCTCTTGAGCCGCCGCACTTTCAAATCCTATTTCCATTGCGTCTTTCATCAACAAAGCTTTTTTGCTTTTTCTAAATTCTTCTAAATAAATTCGTTCGCTTTTGGCCTGTGCGTACAGGGGTGCGTTTTCCAAAATGAACTCAATTGCTTTATACGGAGCTTTCATGACATTACCTTTAGCATACGAATGGCCGCTTCCGGCCCATCAACCACGGCAAGAGCGCCGCCATTCCAACGACCATGCCAAGTTACTTGGTCTTCTGTAAGCTTTCGCGCTGACGGGACTTTGCTCCCATCTTTAATTTCCATGAGCAATGTTTGTCGGTTGAATCCAACAAGCAAATCAGGACATCCATTCCCAATCGCAGCTAGGGATTGGACGGTCGCGCCCGCCGCTCGAAGCGCATTTACGACTTGCTCTTGATTAGCGTCAATTTTTGCGGCGCGTCTCATTCGTGAGCCTGTTCATGCGTTGCCGTAATTTGTCTGCCGCCTCTTGGCCACGCCGCTTTGCAATATCTGCTAGAGTTTTGTGCCACCACGCTAGAGCTTCGCCCTTTCCATCTTCCAGTTGCCGTTTGCGATACCGCGCTATCCATTCCCGAGCTTCGCAATTTTTGAAATGTTCCATGTCCATCTATGTCACCCGTCAATTCAAGCGCCTTGTTAATTGTGGCCAATGAATACTGCGCCCCCTCGCGGATTTCATCTAACAAATTCTGTGCTTGGTAGTAATTCAAAACTCATCCCTTTCGTACCATTGGGACACCGTGCTTGGCTTTTCTTTCAACAACGCCGCAGGGTCACGCTTCACGGGCTTGCCTTTTGACCATTGGTGCTGTGAACAACGGGGTTTATCGCCCTCCACACGCACGGCCCACAATCGCTCGCACCCGTCAATTGAACAAAACCTCTTGTAATCATCATCAATTTTTGGTTTTTCAACTTGGGGTTTAATAAAAAAGCTCATTTTGCGTATTTCCCATCAATAATTTTTGCAAAGTTGTTGGCGTTAATAATCCATTCAAGGTCAGGCTTCCATGTTCGCCCGTTGGTTTCAAAGCCGCTAGACAGGGTTGTATCGTTGGCAATGTAGCCAAAGAAAGCATCCCACCATTTAAGCCCTTCACCGCCCGTTCTGTAGCCCTCCGGACTGTATGCGGATGGTCGCGCCGCTTGCTTCCATCGTTGCCGCATAAATGTCTGCCGGTTGCCTTCCCATGAACGGGGCTGTGTCAAATGCGGCAGATGTTTTTGCCAAAGGGCCAAAATTTCCTTATGTGGACAAGGTGGAAACCCTGTTTCACCGGAAGATGCGTCAGCATCTATAAATAATGGTTCTTGGTTATTGGTTATTGGTTCTTGGTTAGGGTTATCTGTGGGTTGCGTTTGGGTTTCCAGTAGCTTTTTAGGGCGGCCACCTAGCTTCCCAATTTCCCTGTTTCGTTCCGCTTTAGCTTGGTAGGCCGTGATGGTTGCATCGCATCTGCTATGTCGCCATGTCGCCGTAGGTTCGTCCCATGTAAAAAATTCCTGTAGCACGGCAATCACACAATGTTCGTGCATAGGCATCCGGATTTTTCGGGATACGCTTTGCGTGTTCAAGGGAATAGCCTGCTCTGTCGTGTAGTACAGGTCTAAAAGCCGCCGGTAAGCTATGTCTTCTTCAATGGTTAGGTGTGCCGTGTCAGCAATGTAATCGCTAACATGGAATGGGTAGTGGTACATCTGTTTTGTTAACCTTTTTCAAGCACCTTTAAAAAGAAACAATGGCAGGGGAAGGTGTAACCCTTTTCAGCAGGGTAGCAACTCCCCGCCTAGCCATGCTTCAAAAACTAAAACCACTCAGGGCGCATTGCCTTCAATTGATAAACCCTCATCGTAGGCACATCAATTTTCCATTGGTAAATAGCCGGTCGCGTTATGCCAAGCAATGTCGCCAATTGCAACACGCCACCCGCTAATTCAATTGCTCTGTGTTTTGTCATGGATGAATTGTAAGCCAACTAATTTATTTTTGAAACAATTAAATA